CGTCCATTTCGCAAACCGAATCAAGACATATATCTAATTCAGACAAGTGACGGTCAACGTCTTGAAGTTTCGCTAAACCACCGAGTCCTTGCAAATTCCCAATGGCATTCTGTAAGCGAGTTATCCGAGACTGTTTTTCCCGACGCTTACTTGACCAAGACGGAAAGCGACGATTTTTCAGACCTTCCCTTATCCGACGGAGACCATCTTCTGTCCATTTTGGACATTTCCCTTTTAGCGTCTCTGCAAGGTGTTCGGCGTTTGTGGAATACAATTCGAGATTCTCAATCCGGTTGTCGTCTTTTTTACCGTTGCGGTGATGGACAACTTCATCGCGTGTTAGGTATCGGCCAAGGTGTTCCTCCATCACTAGACGATGCTCTAGAACGTATTTTTTCGTGCGGTGAGTCGTTGGATGATCGGGGCTATAAACTTGCACATACCCGTCTTTATTTACTATGCGACCGCCCTTCCACTCTGGATGACCTTCGCCGCTTCTGGGACCAGTCCTCTGACATCTTATCCCGTGCTTCTTGCAAACCTTGTAGATCAGTTTCGCAGTCACGCGAGGATCAAGCACATTGCAAAGATGATCTGCAATCCACTGTTGAGTCTTCCCATCAACTTCAATCCACTCGCGGATTTGATCAACGGGGTATTCGATTTTATTATGTATCGGCATATGATGGTAAGGTAAAATACTTTTGCCCAGTTGTCAAGTCTGATTACCTCCGAAACGATGTTGTGTGGGACTTTGAGGTTGAGGACACACACAACTATTTTATTGGAAACATCGTCAATCACAACAGCGGAAAGAGTTTTTCAGCGGCAAGGATGGTAATGCAGGCTTTGCTTGAGAATCCGGGAACGGAAATTACGTGTTGGGCGCAGAACGAGGATGCAAGCATTGAGCGTCAACAGCCTTACCTATGGGAGATGCTGCCAGCAAAATACAAGACCAAGATGAAGGATGAGACATCCAAAATCAATTGGTCGAAAGCAAGCGGATTTACGGCAAAGAAGTTTATCCTGCCCAACGGCTCGGTATGCTATTTCAAATACTACTCTCAGTTCCAAAACGACGATACCATGATTGAGGGTGCGACGTTTGGTGCGCCAGAAAAGGAGTGTGGTTACGTAAACATTGGAACTTGGTGCGATGAATACCTTGGGGATGATACGCTTCTTGGACGTTTGCGTTCTCGTTGCGGTGACTACAATGCCAAGATTCTGTTGACCTTTACGCCAATGCGCGGTTACACGCCAACTGTGGGGAAGATGCTGGATGGTGCGTCTGTGCTTGAAGCCAAGAAAGCCGAGCATCCGGTTTTGGATGGAGAAATGATGCCATTGAGGATGAAGCCAAAAGACAAGCCAGAGGCTTCGGTGATTTTTTACCACTCAGACATGAACCCGTTTTCCAACTGGAAGCGTCTTTTCCGTAACAATGCGAACGAAGACAAGGCGACGGTCAAGAAAGTTCTGTATGGCTATCCAACCAAGAGCATGACGGCAATGTTTAGTTCGTTTAGCCACCACTCGCACGTTTACAATCCGGAAGAAAAGAAATATAACTTTGCCGACAAAAAGAAGTGGACGACTTACCAAGTCATTGACCCTGCCGGAACGAAGTCGTGGTGTAGTATATGGGCGTCTGTCAATGCCGATAAGGACATTCGTGTGTGGGCAGAGTTTCCAGACAGAGCAACGTATGGCGAGTGGGCGGTAGAGGGCAAGGCGGTTGTTAGGCAGGACGACTCTATCCAATGGAAGAAGGGGCCAGCGGCAGAGCATTGTGGTGGATTGTCGCTGCGCGATCTAAAGACGGAGTGGACCAAAATTGAGGACAAGGTTGAAGTTTACGAGCGAATCATTGACGTTCGGTTTTCACACAATCCAAAGCAAACCGCAGAAAGCGGAGACAAGACCCTTGCTGACGAGTTGGCAGAGATTGGGGTGTGGACAGTTCCAAGTGTTGGGGCAACAGAGGAAGTTGGATTGCCTTTAATACAACAAGCCCTAGCTTTGCCAGATAAGTCAAAGCCCTTTGATTACAACACCAACAGGCCACGGCTTATGTTTAGCGAGTCGGTTGGCAACTGTATATTCTCTGTTTTGAATTATTGCAAGAACGGAAAGAAGGACGAAGCACTCAAGGACTTCATTGACCTTTTGCGCTACCTTATGACGGCAGGAGGCGGCAACGGACCAGAACACTATGACGAATCAGCATTTAAACAGGAACGAACAACAGGAGGCTATTGATGAAACCTAAAGAATTGGCAAAAGAATATGGCGTAACAGCCATGCAGGTTGGGAAGCGGCGCAAGTCGTTCTTCCCCGACACCGAGGGCGGCGACCTTACCAAAGAAGAAGTTGCCGTGCTACGTGAATACTACGAGGGGTTGGACGACCTGGAAGAGCGTAAGGCTATGGAGGATGTCGTTAAACCCCGTTACGTTGAGGGGGTAATAACATACACCAAGCCCAATTGTAGGCGCGTAGAGGTGCGTTTACTTCCCAACTACGAGCGTATAATTGCCCTAATGCACACACCACACTGCAAACAATTTTTAATGAAGAAAACCAAATTTGAGGTTATTGAAGATGAACGAGGAAAACACTATCGACACGAATCACTGTCAGGCCGTGCGTGGCAATGTTAATTTAGAGGAGGGTTCGCGCCACGACTCCCTTGCTTGGCTTGCGTGGGAGCAGCTTCAACGCGGAATAGTTCGTGGCTCATCTAAGATGGACACCGAAGAAATAAGTTATTTTACAGGCATGAGTTACGATTCTGTCAAAGAAATACAAAAACAAGGTTTGATTAGATTTACCACATTAGTATAATACCCTTATGCAAGATGCACACCTTGAAGGGCTAACCTATGTCCAGAGTGAGCCGGATATGTTGGCCCTGCGTAGGGCTTACGATGACGACGTAAACGATTCCTCTGGTTTTTTTGACAACTGCGCGGATTCTTGGAATCAACGTCGTAACCTTTGGAACGGCAAAACCCGCGACCAAAAGAAACACGCTTTAGACGCAAAGCCCTGGCGTTTTGCTTCTGACCAAGAGGTTCCCGTCATTGATCCACGCATTAACACCCTTGTGGCGTTGATGATGAACGCCGTGAGGGACGGCAACCTTACAGCACAACCCGTAGGAAGTAACGACGTAGAACGTGCGGCTGCGACTTCCAACTTTATGCGCTGGTGTATCGACGCTTGGGTAGTAGGGTTCTACGACCAAATTGAGTTGACGTTGAACCATATGCTTGAGAAGGGTTATGCTGCTACGTTTGTAGGGTGGGAATCTAAGAAGCGCCAGCACCTTGAGCAGATTGACATTGAGCAAATTGCTGAGACTGCGCCAGAAGTTGCGGAAATGCTCATGGACGTTGACCGCGAGGAAGAGGTTATTGCTATGTTGCAAGAAACCTTTGAAGGTGTTAAAAAGTCTCGTGCGCGTAAGGCTCTTAAACAACTACGTAAAACGGGTGTGGCTGAAATACCTATTGTAGTTGGCGACATCAACCGTCCCTGCATCTGCGCACAAGACCCCGCTTCAGACATTATTATCCCGTCTTATACAATGGACGCAAGCAAGATGCACCGCGCCCACCTGCGCCACTTTATGACGGCACAGGACATTGAGAACATGGTTGCGGCTGACGAAGTGGACAAAAGGTGGGCAAAGGAAGTTATTGAAAACCACATGGGGGTAACACAATCAGAACTTGATGGTCCCTATGCTCAACGGGGTTACTACCACTACAACCGAAACTCTACATTGTTCGACAGCGGCAGCAAGGACGCCGAGGATCTGGTTGAGGTGGTGCGCACGTTCCAACGCTTTATCGACCCCGACGACGGCGCAGAAGGCATTTATCAAACCATTTGGTGTCCCAAGCAGGCAAAAACCGGCACAGATGACTACGGCAGCTTTGAACTGATGAATGGTTGGGACGAAATGCCGATTGCAATTACACCGCTTACACGGGACACCAAACGTATTCTTGACGTTCGCAACGTATCCAACTTACTGAAGGGCAATCAACGCCAAGCCAAGGTTACACGGGACTCATACATTGACCAAATGTCAATTGCCATGAACCCGCCACGCACACACCCTGCTGGACGTCCTGCGGCTCAATGGGGTGCAGGTGCAGACTTTGCTACCCGTCGTGGCGAAGAAAACCTCTACCGGACACTGGATCTTCCCGACACGCGTAGGGATGGTGTAGCACTTGAGGAATACCTGGACTCTGAGGCAGACAGAGTAATGGGACTAAGCTCTAATGACCCTGCCTCAATGACGCGTCAGCAATACTACATTAACCGCGCACTCTATCATGTATCGGAAGTTTGCCGGCTTATTTACAAAAACTATCAGAAGTTTGGCGACGACGAAATACACTTCCGCATCACGGGCGTTCCTGATCCGCAGACGTTCAACAAACTTTACAACGACGAAGAACTGGATGTCCGTATTGCTTACGATGCTCGTATGTCCAACCCCGAGTTTGTAGAAAAGGCTGTGCAAAACTTGATGGCCTTGGCGCAGAACGACCCCGATGGCACATACAACTCCCGAGAAATTAGGACTATCGCCGCATACATGACTGTTCCTCAGTTTGCGCAGCGCATTGTTCAGCCCGAAGGTGAGGCCAGAGAGCAAATTCTGAAGAAGGTGGCGATGGACATTAGTTTCATTGACAGTGGACAAGCGGTAAACGCACAGCCAAACGGCGCACGTGTCGCTCTAGACTACCTTTCTCAGTATGTTCAACAGCAGGACATTATGCTCAAAATGCAACAAGACCCTGCGTTTGCCGAGCGTCTTATGAACTATGCACAGGGCTACGAGTTCCAAATCAGTCAGCAACAGAACGCCACAATTGGACGTATTGGCGCAAGCCCCACACAACTTCAAGGAATCACTAATCAGTAATGGAGCAAGTAAGTTACGAAGACGCACTAGGGTATTTCCGCAAACTTGACCCACATTGGTCAGCAATGATTAAAGGATTACGCGATATGCGCGAGGGCGAACTGGCGAAGGTAAAGCGCAACTTAGACACACCCAACGTCCAGGACAGGGGCTACCTTGATATGCAACTATTTGCCAGAATTACCGCACTTGACGACATTATCTGTGAACTTGAGGCGGTTGAAGAACAGAACGACGATTAGTTAGATTTACCAAATCTGTATAATACAATTACGCGAACCTCATGCGTAGTTGAGTGTTATGACAGAAGCTAAATCAAACGACAACCCCGATGTCGTCCAACAAGTATCGGGTGAAGATCAGTTAGACGTCCAGAACCTTATCACTAAGGCTGCTGGTAACATACTGAACAAATCGTCCAAGGAAGAATCCAAGCCAGAGGAAACCGAAGAGACTGAAACAGTGGAGGACACGGAATCGACCGATAATGTAGGAGATACCGAGGAAGCCAAAACTGAGGAAGTCAACGAGGAAGAGACTAGCGGGGAAGAAACCGAAGACACCGATGTTCTTTCACAGATTGATTTTGACGCACTAAGTGACGACGACAAACAAGAAATTGCCAAAAGAGTAGGCAGCGGTGCAGGTAAAGAAATTGGAAAGTTGCGAAAAGAACTAGCGGAGGCCAAGAAACAATCCGAGGCTCTGCAATCACAACTGGAAGAAGGCTTTGCTCCCGCCGACGACAATCAATACGCAAAAGTAAAAGACGTAGCCAAACTCGACGACACAGAAAAGCAAATAAACCAAGCCCTTGAATACTACCAAGGCCGGGCATTAAGCGGTGATTGGGATGTTAATAATGAAGGAGACGAAGGTATATTTGACGGACAAGGCAAATTCTGGACCAAGGATGCCGTAAAACAAGGTGTTCTTGCTATGCAAAAGCAAACAAGGGATATTGCCCTACAGCGACAACGCATACGTGACTTAGGCGACATTGAACGCTACGAATCAAACGAGTTTGAGAAAACCAAAGAAGAACTTGCATGGCTTCAAGACGAAGACAGCGAGCAATTCAAGGAGTTCAAGAAGCTTACCGAAGATTCGGAACTAAAGCACCTGGAACGGGTAGCACCGAAATGGGGCAAACGCCTCAAGCGCATTCTGGCGCATTATGTTAATTCGGTTAGCGCACCCAAGCCCACGGGAAAACTAAACCTTCCGCTTAAACAAGCGAAGAAGATTGGTTCTGCAAGTAATGCTGCTTCAGCAAATCCGAACGGCAACAAGAGACGTGGCAAGGCAATGGAAAAAATCAACAGTGGAGACTATGGAGACGACGATTTAGCTGCAATGATGTTCGGTCGCTAATGGCGACTTAATTTAATCCTAACACTATACTATTATGCCAGCATCTAATACATATGATACTACAAATCTCGGTTCGGCTGTTGCCAATACCGAAGATTTGACACGTGGGGCGCACCTTATCTCTCCTGAGAACTCGCCCCTTTATTCGACCCTCGACAAAGAGCAAGCCACAGCCACTTTCCACGAGTGGATTTTGGACGACCTTGCTGCACCAGACGACACTGGTATTATCGAAGGCGCCGACGCCGAGTCCTTTGAGGACGCTTTCGGTGAGCAAGCCCGTGTAGGTAACTACCTCATGACCATTGAGCGCACAGCCAAGGTTACGGACGACCAAGAACTTGTTGATAACGCAGGTGGCGTAAACTTCGCTGGTGCGATTATGAAGAAGCTCAAGGAGTTGAATCGTGACGTTGAAAAGCGTCTTTGCTCAACTACTGCTCGCGACCCTGGTTCCAAGTCCACCGCTCGCCAAGCCGCAGGTTTTGGTGAAATGCTTGGTGGTTCTTCGACTGTGTTCCCGGCTGAATACGAGACTCCTGCTTCCAGCATCAGTTCTTCTGCTGTTTCGGAAAGCGTTGAGGACGGTATCATCCGTTCTATCTTCAACGAGTCTGGTGAGCGTCCGAACCTTCGCCTCTATGGTGACAGTCAGTTCCTTGCCGATCTGAACGCCGCTACAATGCGTCTTAACACCACAGGGACTGACGGAGCCGCACAGCGCGTTGCCGTCAACCTTAACGGTGAAAAGGGTGCGCTGAAGTTCCGCGTTCGCATCTACGAATCGCAGCATGGTGCTGTTGAAGTCTTTGACCTCAACCCGCAATGCACAAGCGACACCGCTAACAACGACACTGCCTTCTACATCAATCCTGCTTACGCTTGCGTTGCCGAGCTTGGTGGTTTGATCCAGAAGGAACTTCCCGATTTGGGTGGTGGTCGTCGTGTTCTGCTTCGCCGTAAGTTCTGCCCTGTGGTTAAAAACCCACGCGCACACGGCTATCGTTCAGCATCCTAAACTACGGAGGTAAAATACTATGAGCATTGCAAATAGCCCACTCAGCATCAACGAAAAGACTGGCGACTTCACACACGTTGCCGTCTTTGACTACACCGACATCCAAGACAACGCTACTGACGCTAACCAAGCAGTAATCGCTACCATCCCTGCTGGTGGTGCGGTTGAACTCTGCTACGTTTACGAAGACGTTGCTTTGGCTGGCACATCTGACATCACTCTTGATGTTGGAACGACTACTGGCGACCCCGACGAGTTCATTGACGCACTTGACGTTGATGGTCTTTCGGCTCCTGCCTACAACACAGGTGATGCGTTCACCACGGCAGAAGGAGAAGCTAATAAGCTGATCCTTGCTGGTGCAACTTCTACCGCTACGGACATTGTTGCCGAGTGGAACGGAACTGTTGCTAACCTTACAGCCGGTCGTGTTATCATTGGCCTTCGGATTCTGAATCCTGGCCGTTTTACTAAGTAAAACTTAACTGGAAGGAGTTGCCCCCTAGTGGGGGCGCTCCAACCTTTTATTATGGGTAAGAAACTTTCACAGGACGAATTGGATCACGGCGCAGAGGTCTATTGGAAAGGCGAGGTTGATAAGGCTTTGCACGAACTAGACCAACGACAGAAGGCCGTTAATAAAGATGCGTATGATACCATGCAGCGTCAAAAAAGTGAAGGTGAAGGCGCACTAGGGCCACTTGTTTGCGAAATGGACGGACGCGAATGGTTGTGGCTTAAGGAGCAATACGGCGACGAAGCCGTGCGCGACCCACAATTTTTAGCGGATTACAAACGACTCCGCGACCAACAATTCCTTCCAAATCTTTCTAAGCGTTGGGTATAAATGAGCTTACGGACACGCACATGGGATCAATTGGTAGATACAGTTTCGGCCTATGCCGGTGTTACGGTATCGGCTAACCCCAAAGACCTTACACGGGTTCAGACCCTTGCCAATCAAGCAGCGCGGGAAGTTCACGAATTTTACCCTTGGCTGGATCGGTGGTTGGTTGTAGCCGAACCACGCACAGTAAGTAGAGGGCAAGTGGAATCCACGGAGGATTCTTTTTACGTTTACGGCGCAGGGACAGATGCAGTAAATGGGTTGTATGTGCGTAATGGAAGCACGGACTCAAAGCCGGCCTACACGTTGTATGACTCAGATGGCACTACGGAACTTTACAATTTGTTTAGCCATGGATCGGGAGTATGGTTACTGACTACAAACTCGATTGGTTCTTCTCCCGACGTAAATTCTCTTTATACAATTACCAGCGACTCAGACACAGTCCCGACGAGTGGTTGGAGTGTGGGAGGGGCTGGCACAAGTCCAGCACCTTTACTTGTAGATGTAGCAGAAATATACTTAATGCTGCATATGGACCGTTACAACATTTACCAAGACCGCGTAAGCCAACCTTTGGAGTTTCATACGTTTGCCGGCAATTACATCATACAGGCGCGTAACATTCCTAAAACTGCTTATTGCACATATCAAAAGCCATTAACAGACGAATACGGCAACGGAACGGGAGGCACAACGTCCAGCATCCCTGAAGAATTATTTAGCTACATGGCTCTATATGCGGCGCGGCAAATGCAAATTGTAAGTCGCCAATCAAACAGTAACCAACTTTACGCTGCGGTAACGGCAAAGCAAGTGCAGGACGCTTTTGAATCTATTGGTATGCGACAGGAATATCAAGGCACTATTGAAAACGTAGCCAAGCGCATTACCACACATTTCACAACTAACACAAACCTCGTATAATCATGGGAACACCGTATAATAATCAACTGGAACAAGGTTTCTTGGGCGGTAACGTAATTGACGACACAACTCAAACTGACGGCAAATTTGGTGGTCTTTTGATTGTGGAGGACGCCGTTATCAACACTTGGACTTGTTCTAACCTTACCAACTCAGCCGACCTTGCAGGGCCAACGCTTCCTGCAGGTATCTACATTCCAGCCAAGTTTACGTCTATTACGCTGACCTCTGGAACAGTCATTGCTTACACCCGCGACCAACACTCGTAAACAGATAGGAGCAAATAATGCCTAAGAAATCAACTAAGAAGAAGGGTCGTTGCTGGTCCGGCTATAAGCCTGTCCGTGGCAAGAAACCATACAGCAAGGGTAGCTGCAAAAAGAAATAAAAGCGAACGATGCCTAAGAAAAAATCAGCAGCAAAGAAATACGCAGACGGCACAACGTATCGTGCAAATGGGAAGACCTACAAGCGCGTGAGTGCCCCTGGAACTAAGCGTGGTGATGCCTTTTGCGCCCGGACTAACAACAAAAGCTACAAGACCGCCAAAGGGCGCGCACGTCGTAAAGCGTGGGGCTGCTCGGGATCTAAATCGAGGAAGAAGTAATGCCAGCACTAAGACTAGGTTTAGGATTAGTTAAACAGGTGCGCCCGCTGTTGTCCTACATTAAAGACGGCCTCGTTGCCGACTGGTCGCGCTGGCTGGACGCGAGCACGGTGACCCTAGAGGACAAGTCCCCCGAGGGCAACGACGCCACGCTCTACACTGGACGCTACATCAGCACAGATGGCAGCACAGACAGGGGCATTGTTGCGGATTGCAGCGCAGCAGGCGCAGGCAGTTACTATCTGACAGGCAAGGTTAGACCAAACGCTGTCACTACCGCAGAGCTGACGATGGATGGCTCGACGGACTCAGGGCTTACAGGGTTGACGGCAGACGTATGGCAAGACTTCACAACAGCTACGGCAAGCGTCACGCCTAGTGCGGTGCAAGTTGGATTTGATGGCACGACAGCCAGCGCAGCAGATTGGTCAGACGTAAAACTGATTGACTCAAGCGATGGCTCGACAGTTGCTCGCTGGCAACTCACCGAAAGTGTAGACGGCGACCTTGACGGCTACCCTGCGCTGGACAGCAGCGGCAATAGCTATCACGGGTCGCACACAGGCTGCGCTGGCGGGACGGGCGAGACGGACATCTTACAAACGGCGGGGCAGGACTGGAATAGACGGATGTGGTTCGATGGGGTGGA